CTTGCCCTTTTTTTAGCTTGACACCATAATTGATATCTTTCATCTTGTTTTCCACCATTTCTTATTCTAGAAGCTAAACCATGAGTTACACAAGAATCATATAAGCATTGACGGGAACAATAATGTCTTTTACTTCTTTCAAAATGAATTTTTCCACATTTAGAATTAAATATTTTACCACAGTAATCGCATTTTATTTCCATATTATTTCACCCTCAATTCCTTGTTTTTCTAATTCATTTTCTATTTGTTTTAATAATGCCTTTCCAATATTTAGAGATTTCGGAAATCCAGATCCGTATAAATACATCATAGTATCTCTAATTTCCCAACCTGCGTCTTCAATCGCACAGGCTAAGCGGTGAAAGGTACGAGTGCCGCCAAAGGCCATCAGGATTGCCCCTGGCTTGGCAACACGAAGAGCTTCCTTCCAATATATTTTAGAAGGTATTCCATGATCCCAAGCCTTTCCCATAAATTTTATTCCATACGGAGGATCGCAAATCACAGTATCAATACTATTTGAATCTAATTTTTTCATTTCTAAAAGACAATCCCCGTTAATAATTTTAGTCATTTTTCACTCCTGTTATAAGTTTATAGTCCTACAAAGCTATTATACTCCAAATTTCAAAAATAGCAAGTTATTTGAATTGTCATACAAAAGCAAACGGCTATAAAAAGAAGCCAGTTAGAAGAAACGATCAATTATCGATCAGTTATCGATCAATTATCGATCAATTCTTACCTTGTTTTAACTCGGTTGCTTGGCGCTAGCAAAGGTTAAAGTAGGGGGGTGGTAGTTTTATATACCCACTTTCAACCCAGCGGCGTTTTTAGAGTTATTCAAAGAAAAAAACTTTTTTTTAATAATATAATGAAGCCTTGCTACCCCCTACCGTGCCTTCATTTTATAGTTGAGGTTTTATGCGGGTTTCCATTTCTTGTAAAAAAAATATAGGACATTTGCCTTTGAAAGGGGACTATATAAGTAGAGGACTAACAAAAGATTGATCGAACCCTTTGTAAAAGTTCCGGGCTTCAAGAATTTACTTCATACCCTCCTCCTGAGAAATACCCTCGTTGTAGATGATGTCAAAGACGGGGGTATTTTAATAAGAAGGCGAATAACTTGCTTTTTTTTAGATTTGGTGTATAATGGTTTCAGGCATCCTTTTTTATCTCGGGGGGTAAGGGGGGTATAAGAGGAAAAGATTAAAAGAATAAGAGATATTAAAGCTTAAAAGATCAAAAAAAAAAGCCTCCTAACTATGTTCTTTTATCAAACCAACTTAAAAAGTTGGATTAAACAAGCCACTACTCAACTAAGAAAGAAACTTAAAGACTAAGAACTACCTTTTTAATAATTTGAATACTGGAGAATAAAATGGATAAAGTCTGGGACTATAAAAGTAAACCTGTTGATAATTTAGCTACCCAAGTTGCTAAAAATAAGGATATCGTAATGACAGATCCTTTAATGGCAAAACTTTTAATAGATAAATATACCTTGCTTAAAAAAGGGGATGTGGTTGTTGATCCAGCAAAAGGCACCGGCGCTTTTTATGATAACCTTCCGTGCTTTGTAAAAAAATGTTTTTTTGAGATAAATGAAGGAAAAGATTATTTGACTTCTAATCAACCTTGTGATATAACGTTGTCTAATCCGCCTTTTGTTCCCAGAAAGTTATTTTGGCAATTCCAACAAAAGGCAATGGCAACTACAAAGCGAGAAATCTACTGGTTAATAAATATAGCTTCCTTAAATGTTTTTACTTGTAATAGAATAGAGGAAATGAATAGCAAAAAATGGTATATCAATTCCTTTGTGGTAGTCCAAGACAAGCGCTGGTTTGGTCGTTATGTTTGGGTGCGCTTTACTCATAAAGATAAAGGAGTTTTCAAATATAATAAAAAAATGTTTGGAAACCCTTAAAAAAAACTTTTTTTTTCTTAAAACCCGCCTTAAACCCGCCAAAAAATCGTTTTTTTACAACTTTACAGCCTTTTGCCTGACACCCCTTGCCTTCTTGTTGCCCCTGTCCTTTTGTTAGGAGGGCTTTTAGGTCTTAATTCTTAATGAATTTAAGGTTAGAAAAGCTTTATAGTACTTATACTTATAATACCTATACCTTTTATAACTATTTACTTCCCTAACATAACTTCCCTAACCTACTTAGCCCCCAGAGAATATCTTACGGGGTTTTTTCTTTTTTTTCTTTTTCAACCTTGGCTAATTTGTCTTAAAACTTTCTTGATAAAAAGCCTGAAAACCCGCATTAACACTACATATTATAGGCTCTCGTCTGCCCGAGCGGGCTTTGCGAGGGCAAGGAATTCCTCGCCGCCAAAACCAGCGGCTTATTATCAAAATATATATTTTATGCTTAAAAAACCTACTATTCATGCCTCTTTTCAGTTTTACCCCTCCAAAAACTTACCCCGGGGGGGATCTATACCCCCTTCTACGAATTTGGGGCTTTTTTTCTCCCTAAATAAACCGCTGGAAAGGCTAAAACCCCTATATTTTGGTTATTTGTCAAGTATATTTGTGCTGTTTTAATAAATTATTTCAGGTTTTTAACCCTAGCAAATATTAAAAGGTTAGTTTAGTTAGGAATAATCGACAGTTTCAGGTTTTTGAAAGTTGGCTCGCTGCGGGGGGAATATATGCCTTGTCAAGGTAATTATTTAATTATTTACTACATAAATTGCTTACTTAATTGGAAAAAACAGGAGACCTTTAGAAAATTATAGGGAAAAATATTCCTGCCGAACCGGCCAGGAAGCATTGGCACTTTTGGTAGTCTCTGGGGCAGGAAAAACCCCTCTTTTCCTCTCTTTTCCTAAAACCTGTACCGCTTGTATTCATCATAGTTCCACAGAACGAAGGCCCGGCCTAGCGGTCGATCAACTATTGAGGATCCATCATAGTTTTCGGGATCGCTTGTGTTTAAGCCCCTCTTCAAAAACCCTTTTTATTTCGGACTCCGAAGTAAAAATATAATTCGGATCCCGTAGTATAAATTTTTTAATTCTTTTATAGAAAACCCTAAATTCTTAAAAGCTATTTGCACTTTTACCGCTTTATTTTTTGCTAAAATTCGGGCTTTTTTTATAGTTAATTTTTTATTTGCTGGGCGCTAAAAAATACCCCGCTAAAAAAATACCCTATAAATACCCGAAGGGATTATATACCAAAAAAACAAAAATGCAAGTTTTGAGAAAACAAAAAAAAACTTTTTTTTTAGGTATATATTATAGGGCTATTTGCTGGGGCTAAAAACTAGGGGCTGGAATTATAAGGGGCTAGCTATAATATCTAGGCCACGGGGCTATAAAGGGGTTATTTGCTAAAAGGGATCCCTTGTTTTTATACGGTATAGCGCCGTAACTTGACAAAATAATTATAGCTATTATAATAAGGTTATAGCAAAGTTAAAACAAAAAACAAAAAATAACTTGCTATTTGAAAATAACAACTATAATATATATAACAAGATATTTGGAGGCGCTAAAAAATAACAAAAAAACTAAATACATAGGGGGCGGAGAAGGTACGGGAAAGAATACCGGCTAGGTATAAACTAGCGGTTACAAAATTTTAAGGCTTAGGAGGCCAAAAATGAAAACTAACAAAATAAAAGATAATACCGGGGCGGCTATTGTTAATAAAGGTAACATGTTGACGGGGGAAGAAAAGGACTTCGTTTTAAGTTTTTTATACGAAAGCCTAGAAAACGAGGAGAATCAGCCCGGGAGTTTTAAAAATAGCGAGGCTATACGGATATATACTAAAGTTTTCCTTTTAATTGGAAAACTAACCACTAGTACCGAAGGTTAAGGGGGCTATAATGGAAAATATAGAATGGGGCGTTACGGCTATTATTTTTATGGCGTTAATTTTAGGTACTATAATTTTTATAGCTATTTTAATTTAAGGGGGCACTTATGGACGCAAGGGAAGAACTAAGGGATCAATTATGGAGAGAAGAGAAGAAGGCAGAGGAAGCAAGACAGGACGCAGAGGACGAGGCAAGGGCAGAGAAGAAGTTTAATAGGGACGCAATGCGGGCCAAGTGCGGACTGTTCCAAGTTAGAGATTGGGACAACTACCAAGAGGCAGGGCAGGAAGGGAAGGAGGCGGAACAAGAGGCGAGGGACTAAATAGGGGATCACGGCGGGGGGCCAATAACCCCCCGCTATTTTTATAAACTTTTATAAACTACGGGCTAAAAGGTTATAAGGGCGGCGTATAGTACCCCCTTTGCTTTGCGATAGCTGGGGTTAAGGTATAGGGGCGGCGTTATTATAACCCCCTGGTTAATTAAACAATTAAACAATAAAACAATTAAACAATTAAGGGGGCGGGGAGTTAAAAAAAATTTTAATAAAAGATTAAAACAATTAAAAAAATAATAAAAAATAGTTATAAAAAAATTAATAATAAAAAAAAGTTATTTGCACTTTTGAAAAAAGGTATTTGCACTTTTGAAAAAAAGTTAGGGGCTTCCCCAATTTTTGTTTTTTTGCTAGTATCTACTGGTCCCAAAATAAATTTTGTAAGGTTTCCTATAATTTGCTTTCTTTTCTAATTGGGCTTTTAATAACTTGCTTTTTTTCTTTTTTGGTATATACTATGGTTAGAGTTGTAATTTAACTCAAATTAAACGCTTAGGAGGCGGGAAATGAAGGCAACTGAAGCAGAACTAACCGCTATTGCTAATGCTTTATGTGATAAATATGGTTATGAACATGTAGAGGTAACTTATAATCCTCATTTAAGAAGAGTAATCTCAAATTGTGATTATGCCAAACACCATATCTCTATTGCTACTAAATATGTTCTTGAAAATAATAAATGGTTTTTAATTAGAGTTTTGAAACACGAAATCGCTCATCTAAAATATCACACCCACGATAAAGCTTTTGAAAAAGCGTGCAACCGTATGGGTATTATAGGTGGCCCTTATATACAAAAGCCTTTTCGTAGTCCTAATAATAACTGGGAGGTTCCAAATGAAAACTAATACTAGAATAACTGCCTTACGCTTAGGTAGTCCTTATATGCTAACTCATCAAGATATTGAAGAACAAATTAAAGAAGCGGCTTTTACCCCTTTTGAAAGATCTATGCTTGCCTATAACCTTTTAGAAACCTTTACTGTTGTCCGGGTTCTTAGCTATGATAATAGCACTTGGAATCTAAAATGAATAAACAACTAGACCAGCCTACGGCGGAAGCGCTTTATAATAAGTATATGAGTATAAATGCTTGGCAACTTTGTGTAAAGAACAAAATTACTGACTATAAAGAAATGACAAGACTTATGACTTTAGTCTATGAAGCCGGAGAAAGAGCAGGAAAAGGACTCGAACATAAACTTATCTGGGATCTTTTAGAAGCCTCTTGTTGCCATCCTATTGACGGGGACAAATTAAAAGCGGAAACCTCCCCTAAGGAAAAAAATGGATAATACTAATTATACTTTCATATTTTTTTATCGCCACAAAAAAGTTGGGAGTTGGCCTTCTATAAGCACTAGTGTTGTAAAAGAATATTACGCGCCTATTCTAAAAAATATACAATTCGAGTTTAAGTCAGATTATAGCCTTTTGTATGAACCGGCTACAAAGCGTCTTAGTGGTTTAGAAATAACTAGTTTTTATTCAAAACCCTTATTGGCTATTACTAAAAATTATTCTAAAATTTATTTTTATTTGAAAGAAACCGCTGAATTTTTTAGTTTAGATAAATTTACAACAAGTGGTAATATAAGAGAACCTTATTATCTCAATGAAATAAAACTAAAAGTTGTAGAAAAGCCTACCCAACGCCTGCTTTTCCGCCGTTATCGTTCCCTGCTTCTCTTGGAGGCTTTATAACCCCCTTAATTGCCCCGTTGCTTGCCCTTGGCTGAACTAAAAGCCATCCCCCCTTATATTTCCCCTACTCGACTCCTTAACCTTCGTGTAGGGGACTTTTTTACCTTCGGAGATACTTTTAAGGCATTTTAGGGCATTTGTAAGCGTTTTTTAGGCAAAATATAGGACATTTGCCTCAAACAGGGGACTATATATATATGGGGTAGGAATAATCTGAAGTAAATGACTTCTAAGTAAAGTTCTCGCCAAACTTTATTAAGCTTAGAAAAACTTTTCAGTTATTGGAGTTGAGCATACTTAAGCTTTTAAGCTGGCAACCAACCTTACCCTAAATTAATTTCCTTGTCGTCCAAAGGCAGGACAAAAGCCTTTGAAGCTTTCAATTGAGGTTCGAATCCTTACAAGGAAGCCAAAAGAAAGATCGTACCTTGCCAGCTACCAAAAGGCGAGGGCAAAAAGAAAAGAATTTATTAGAATATATTCGAGGGGGGCGGCTCGTTAAACGCCCTTTAAGCAGTACTAGAACTTCGGTTAAGGTAATTCATAGCTATCTTGAAATTTTGAGCAGGAAACAGGGATTATAGGTCCGAAGTCTTGCAGTAGAGTTACTATAAAAGGAAGTCGCGCTCCGATTATGAGTAAAAGGTTAAGCGCTAATAACGACTTAACCAATATATAAAAAGTTATAACGGGGCTCTAATAAACAACGGAGTATTAAACTTGTATGGAAATCCGTAGCCTCAAAGAAAAATATATGGCACCCGGGGTATGTGGGTAAACTGCCCCAATATAAAACTTTTGTGTGGGAAATGGATCAACGGGCAATGGCTATCCGCCAAAATCTGCTCATGGGGAATAATTCGTAATAAAGGGAAAGAATTATTACACAGAAACTATGGCTTTGGGGTAGTGGGAACCTTCTTCGCTTGGAACGAAGCGTCGTTAGTTCGATTCTAACAAGCCGTACCAGAGAGGAAAAATTTGGTAATAAATTGGAAAAAAATAGAAACGCTATATATCGAGCAGGAAAAAACTTTATCCCTAAGAGAACTCAAAGAACAAGCCAATGTTGTTTTAGGAATAAGGGTTTCTCATACTGTTATCGCCGAACACCTTAATAAAGAAGGCTGGGCAATTAAGCGGGAAAACTATTGGAACGAGAAAGGTTTTCAAACTACCCTTCAAAATATCCCTGCCCTTGAAAAGAAAAGTAAAGAAAGAACTTATGCAAAAAAACTTGACAATTTAATTAGTGATACTTTTAATACCATTAAAGCCGGCATAGATAAAATACGAGAGCAACAAAGTTCGGAAAGTGGTATGAATATTGATCCCTCAAAACTTCGAGACCTTGGCACGCTTTTAGAAGGTTTAACCAAGATAAAAAAGAATACTGAGGAGAATCAAAATCCCTTAAACCCCGAGAAACCTAATGCCGATGAAGCCGACAAACAATATGAAAAACAAGCAAAACATCTTGCCGATTGGTTCGAAAAAGCAATTAACAAATCCCCTGAAACGGGAATTGACGGAATACCTTTGGATGTGGATGGATCAGAAGGAGGAATTGCTGACCTCGATAGCGAAACCTTATCTGGCGGTACAGGAAGCCCGTAAGTTAATCTTAGCTTTCACCGAAGCCCACGCCCAAGAACTAAAAACAAAACTAATTAACGATCCCGACCTCTGGAAAGAGATCTGTCAGTTTGACCAATATGTCTTAAAGAATAAATGGTTTCCTTATAATCCTCAACCTCGCCAAGCGCTTTTTATTTGGGACAAGACTAAAGAATTACTTTATGGTGGCGCGGCCAGAGGGGGTAAATCCGTAGGGCTGTTAATGTGTGCGCTTATGTTTGTAGATATTCCCGGCTTCTCGGCGCTTATCGTAACAAAAACTTTAATTCAATCTAAACTTTCTGGCGGTATAATTCAGTTAAGCAAGGATTGGGAACTAGCCCAAAAAGGCGCGGTTTATAACGCTTCCGATTTCTGTTGGACTTTTCCTTCTGGGGCTAAACTGCAATTTGGTTATCTTAATAATGCCGATGATACCATGCGGTATAAATCTACCTCTTGGTCGCTGATTTGTTTTGACGAACTTACTAACTTTGAAAGTGAAGACACTTATACTTATCTTTTCTCAAGGTTAAGTCAAACTACCAATAGCGACATCCCTCAAAAAATGAGGTCGGCTTCTAACCCTGATGGGCCCGGCCACGACTGGGTAAAAAATAGGTTTCACTGCGGCAAAGACGATATGGCAAAAGATCCTACAAGATTGTTTATGCCCGCTAAACTTTGGGAAAACTTCGGGCATAATAGGGAAGAATACGCAAAAAATCTTGCTAAACTTCCTGAAATTACTCGCAAGCAATTAGAAGACGGCGATTGGGACATTACCCCCGATGGACAAATGTTTAAAATGGCTTGGTTTAAGAAAGGCCCTGCCGATGGTACTTTACCAAAAGGCGTGGTTATCAAGAAAGCCGCTAGATATTGGGACTTGGCAGGCAGTGCCGCTAAACCGGGGAAAGATCCTGATTACTCCGTAGGCGCTAAAATAGGTTATGGTTCCGATGGTAATTATTATATTTTAGATATAGTTCGTTTCCGAGAAACCCCCGGCGCTGTTAGAGCAATGGCTAGAATGGTGGCGGAAGGCGACGGTTTACAAGTTTGGAATGGAATGGAACAAGAAGGCGGACAATCAGGTATGGAACAAGCCCTGAGTTATCGAGACACGGTTTTTAAGGGTTTTAAATTCAAAGCTTATAGAACTACGGGTAGTAAAGAAAATCGGGCAGAACTTTTTTCGTCTGCCGCGGAAAATGGTTTAATTTGTATCTTGGTAGCGCAATGGAACATTGATTTACTAAATGAATTCTCTATGTTTCCCTTAGGCGCGCATGATGATATAGTAGATGCTTGCTGTGGGGCTTATAATATGCTACAAGAACATAAATCAAACAAAGCTTATACTATTAGGTATGCTTAGGGAAGGTGGAAAATGACAGATAATTTTGGTAATCCAAATCCTCTTACGGAATGGAATATAACCCCCGTAGAATATTCTTTTTTACAAAATGAGGAAAACCAGCAAAGGTTAGAAAATCAACATTATGATTTATTGGAACGCTATCTCTTAGGCAATATAAATATAAAAATTCCTAAAATCGTGAGAGATGAAATTTCTCAAAGAGAAGTTGTTACAAATTTCTTGCGCCCAGTTTTAGAAAGTTATGTGCATATGTTGGGAATAAAATCTATCACGGCTTCTGAAGCCGCGCTTCAACCGCAAGTAGATGAATATTTAGAAAACATTGGTTTTGACACCTTAGAACACGAAATTTATTCTACTGCTGGCTTATTTGGGCGTTGTTATTTACAACTCCTTTATAACAAGGAAGCAGATTTAATTGATATCATTGTTTTAGATCCAAGAAATATTAGAAAAAATGTAGATGCTGAAAATATCAATATTACTACTTCCGTGATTAAAACTTGGTTAGATCTAGATTTTAATGGTCGGCCTATTGAAAGAGTGGAAAAATATTATCCCGATAGAATAGAAAGTTACTTCACGCCTGCGGGAGAGCGGTTTCCAATTCCTTATTTAGATGGTGAAACTCCTTCGGTGCGCCCTAATCCAGCTGGCTTTATTCCTATCTTTGAAATAAAGAACCGAGGCGGTATTTCGGAAATAGAAAATGGTATAGGGATCCAAGATTCTATAAATCAATGGCTTTTAGAAGCTATGGAAAGCGGTTTGTTCAAAGCAAGCGGCCAAATCTATATTATCGGCGTAGATACGGAAATAACCGAGAAAGAAGTTAAAAAGTCCGATGATACCGGGCCAACTATTGTTAAAGGGCTTGGAAGAAAGCCTTATGATGTTTGGACCCTCGGGCCAGAAGTTAAAACGGTTGGAAAAATAACGGGGGAAGATATAGGGCAATTCTTTACTGCCGTAGATAAGAGAATAGAACATTTGGCAATTATAACTGCTACTTCTATCAGTTATCTACAAACTACTTCCGTGCAAACGGGGGCTGGCGTAGTGGCGCTTCAACGCGCAGAAACCGACAAAGTTCGCGCAAGTCAAAAGGCTTTTTCTAACCAATTAAAAAAGATTTTGAAGCAAGCCTTGTTCTTATCTGGAATAATTACTAAGGTAGATATTGAATGGGAAGATCCCGCTCAATTTGGCAATAAGATAGATGACCTTAAAGAATTCCAAGCAGGGTTGCTTTCAATACAGGATTATCATTCAAGACAAGGCGTGCCTGCGCTAAAAATTGCTTCAATAATTGCTAATATAAAGCAAGAACAAGCAGATGGTTTATTAAAAAATGTTGCGAAGGCGGCAACTCCCACAACTGGGGTTCAAAGTTATGGGAACGAAGCCTTAGTTCCACAGGTGGCGGAACTTCCTGCGGTTAATCCCGATAATGGTTCTGACGCTGGAGTAGCGTAAAACTCAATTCGTTAACAACTCGTAAAGTTGTAGCCCTTAAAATTAAGTAATTCGCAGTAGAAGCGCTTTCTATTGATTTTAAGTAGCAAAGGAGATTGAAATGGCAGATAAAGCAGTTGCAGAAGTAAAGGCTGGCGAAGTAAAAGCGGAAGAAGTTAAGGCGGAAGAAGCGGAAGGCGAAGAGTTAGATATTAAGGAAATTCAAAGTAATAAGGCCAATGACCGAATTCGTCAATTAGCCAAAGAAAATAAAGACTTAAAAACTCAACAAGCCCTCACGGAAGCCAATCGTTTGAAAGAAACTAATGATTTTAAGACGCTTTACGAAACCGAACATGCTCAATTTGAGAAATTAAAAAGTGATTTTCTAACTTCAACAATGAAAAACAAATTTATTATCTCTGCCCAGAAATTAAATATTATTGATCCTGATTTGGCTTTTAGAGCCTTAGAGGATTATAAGGATTTATATACAGTAGAGGAAAACGGCAATGTGCTTGGTTTTGACAAGGTTTTAGCTGCACTAATCAAGGACAAGCCTTATCTCGTTGGAGCTAAGAAAGCAGAACCTTTAACTACTACTTCTGGCAAAGTAACGGCTACTGCCGAACATATCTATACTGCGGAAGAAATAAAAGGCATGAGTTACGAAGAAAAAAAGAAATTTGCGAATGTAATTGAAGAGCAAATGAAAAAAGGTTTAATTAAATAATAAAAAATTACCTTGGAGGTAAATTAAAATGGCGGATCTAACTAGTTTAGAACAAACTTTATGGAGTACTAAACTCAAGATGGCTTTTGAAGCACAAGCTTCTTATGCCAAGGCTATCAATTACGATTGGCAGTCTGAAATGGTTTTGAAGAAAGGCATGGTAGTTGCTATTGACACCATCACCGGCGTCGTAGTTGAGCCTTATACCGGCGCACCAATTGTTACCGACGGCGACGATCTTGTTTCCGATGATATTCAATTAGTGATTGACCAAGCTTCTCAACTTCACTTCAAAGTGAAGGATTATGATCAAGCGCAGATTTTTGTTAATCTAACCAGCGAAGGCATTAAATTAGCAGTTCCAAAGGTAAAGGCCGCAATAGAAACGGCGCTTGCTGGGGAATATGTTAATGTGCTTACCGGCAATACTATCGGCGAAACCCTTACGCCCGTAACTCCCGTTGTTACTGAAGGGACTGGGAATGTTTATGAAACCCTTGTGGATGCTAGCGTTCTCTTAGATGAGAAGAATGTTCCTGATACCGATAGAGCAGTAATTCTTCCGCCTTGGGTCTATGCCTACTTACAGAAGGATGACCGTTTTATTGCCAAGAGTACTGCTACTTCTGAAACCGCGCTTTCTACGGGTTATGTTGGAGAAGCGGCTGGGTTCTCCATCTATAAGAGCAACTTCGTTGCAAAAGACGGAGATACTTGGAAGGTTATGGCAATGCACAGAAGTGCCGTTACAATGGCTATGTTCTTAGATAAGATCGTGGTTTCCCAAATGGAAAAAGAGTTCGCTACCCTCTTCAAGGAACTTGTTCTCTTTGGTATCAAGACCGTTTATCCTGAAAGCATGGTTGTGGTTACTTTCGGCAAGGCTGGTGCTTAGTTTTAATAAAGAAATCGGGGGTAAGCCTCAAAAGCTTACCCCTTTTTTAGAAGGTGGCTAAATGACGGTTAATGAAACACTGATAGTTAGCAACATAAAAGACTTATGTCCTATAATAGAACAATATTATAAGACCGAAGCGGCTAATCAAAAAATAATTCGGCTCTATGTTAGAAATGCCGATTATGAAGAACTTACCGAAGCAAAAACTATTTTAGATTTGCTACATGCTATTCAAACCTTAGCCCCGGTTTCTTTCTCTATGGGGGCTTTGAGTGAAAACAAAGGGGAATCTTTGGCGCAAGCCATTGCCCATTGGCGCACCCAAGTCTATGGCAGTTTAGGTACTACAAGGGCTAGACGCTAATGTTAGATCTTTTAGGACTTCCAACTTTTCTAAGGCCTTTTGAATTTTATGCGCTTAAAGCAGCTACTATTGTAAGCGGCGTGCCTACCTATGAAGCCCCTGCTTATCTAGGAACTTCAGAAGGCGTAATCGTTAGAGATAATGTCAATCCTTTTAAGCCCTCGGCTTTCGGGATAGAAATTAGTTATACTTTTCTTGCTTACTTAGATATAACTTCGTTTAATGCTGACGAACTATTGCTTAAAGAAGGTTATTATCTAAAAACTGAAAGTAATCAGCTTTTCTTAATAGTTGCTTTGGAAACTTTAGATAATATTCTAGTTTTAGCTTTACAAGAAAAGCAAGCGCTAATAGGGAAAGCTTGGAAAAAGGAATAAATGTTTACGGTAAAAATTCCCGATATGACCCAAGTTTTACAAACTTTTCTCGACAAAAATGTAGAAGTTGCTATGATTAAAACTTTAGATATCGTTCGACTAGTGGTAGAAACGGACATTAAAATAACTTCGCTAAGTGCTTTTGACGATTACGAAACTACCGACCTTAGTTCTAACGAAAAACCAAGAACGGCTGGCGCTTTAAGAGCCTCTATTAGAACTAGCCTTCCTTATTTAGTTGGGCCTCAAGTTTATGGCTTTGATGTTTTAGTAGGCGATAATAAAATTTCTACTTTCACGGGTATTTATTATGCGGAAAATATGGAATTTAATATTGTAGATACTATTGGCCCTTTTTCTAAAGATGGTTTCGAATATCAAAGCGACCACGCTTTTGTTTGGCCCACGCTAAATGTTAATATGCCGAAATATACTCAATTAGTACAAACTAATTTTATTGCCGAAATGAATGCTTTAATGGGGGTTTAAGATGACCTTAGCCGACAAAGTTCTAGCTGCCCAAAGAATAGAAAATTATATTGCTTTGGCAAAAATATATATTGAAAGTTTATTGCCCCCGGAATTAGAAAAATTTAAGTCGCTAATTGCGCCAGTAAAAAATGATACCGATATTGATATGGTAAAAAATGTTCCTTTTTATGTTTACAAATATAGGGAACTTCAAGGCTGGACGGGTTTTAAGACTTATGTTTTTGGGTTAGATTTAATTACTAATGAAAATGCCGATGTTATGACGCCTTATATAGAAGAAGGCATGCGCTTTCACTATTTTGATTTAATTACCGCTTATTCCAGTGCTGTTGGCGACTTTAAGCGGCTACATTTAGATTTTAATATTTCGTATCCTATAATTTGGGAGGATTAAAATGGCAGCAGTTCAATTAACGAAACAAACGCTTTCAGATTTACTTAAGGTAACTACCTTAGTGGAAAGAAATTTTGTGCCTTGTGCTAGCGATGGAAATCTTATAACGATAGATGACAGATCTTTTTTCGAAATTCGTAATGAAGATATCGTAAGTCATACCGTTAGTTTTGTTACAAAACCTGAAAATTGGGGCATAACAATACCCCTTGTTTTTACAATTCCAGCGGGCAAGACGCTAACTTCTGATTTACTAACTACCTATTTTAAGGACAGTATTACCCTTACTTATGACGCTGTCTCAATCCCGGGGGCAAATCCTTCGGCTTGGTTAATCGGCACTACTTATGTGAAGGATGTTTTAGTTTATCACGGCGCGGTAGCCTATAAGGCTATTGAAGCAACGGAAACGCCGCCGAATCTAGCTATTGAACCGGGCGTAACTTCTGGCTGGGCTTCTTTCTGGGCGGTATATGCGGTTCCAGTAGTTGCAGTCTTGAAAATAAATGTTTTTGGTTATTAACTAAATTTTACCTTGGAGGTAAATTAAAATGGCAAACACACCAATGATGAGAGGAATTTCCGCCGCTTCCGTAACTTGTGGAGATCTTACAATTAGTTCTCCTGATACCCTTGTATTAGAAGATATTAAGGTTTCTGGTAGTTCTAAAGAAGACGATCTTGCAGGTAATAACGAAGGGCAAACGATTGTAGATTCAAATATTTCAGAAATGAAACAAGAAGCTAGTTTTGAGTTTGAAGCCAATGATTTAAGCGCTTTCCCTATCGATTTGATGGGGCAATCTATGGCGATTTCAGTAACCACGGATCCTTCTTACAGTCACACTTCGGTTACAAAAATTGCTACCGGGCTTGTTACTTCTGCCGAAGTTGATATAGTCAAGAGCGGCTGGCATAAGATTACTGGCAAGATGGTACAGGTTATAGTAACCACAGGAGTTTAATTTATGGAAAATTCAAAGTTTATTTATAACGACTTAACGCTACAAGATGTAGAGGACATTCAAACTAAATTTAAGGTCTGCTTTTTTAGCGTAGAAGATATGTCTCGCCCTTCCTTAGACCTAGTACTTTATGTCGTAAATATGGCAAGAGAAAGAAACGAACTTCCGCTTTTAGAAAAGAAAACGGCTAAATTCAAAGAGGTCTCGGAGGAATGGGGAAATTTTTTCAGACCTTCGATCCCTGCAACTGGGACGAAGACACCCTTGGACGCGTCAATTCCTGTTTAAGTCCGCTTATGGATTACATAAATAGCCAAACCTATAAGGTAAATTATTATGATATTCTAAATATGCCTTTGTTAGTTGGTATTGGTTTGAGAACAATACTTCGTGGTGAAGGTTATAAATTAGTTTCTGGAAAAGATAAAGTCAAAGCTATTGAGAGTTGGTAAAAAATGAAAAAATTATTTTATAAAGAGGTGAAATAATGGCCCAAAATGCTGGCATACAAGTACCTATTGGTTTTTTAGCAGATTTAACCGTAGTTACTCAAGCCTTTCAAAGTATGACGGACAATATTTATACCGCTTTTGCTGCTTTAACAGAAAGTATAGATGCTCTCTTTGTTGTTACGGCAAGCGTAGCAGCCGCTAACATCAAGGACGCTATCAATGGGGTTGGGGGCAGTCTTAAACCCTTAGCGGTACAAGTAGATACCGCCGCCATTACCGGGCAAGTAGCCGCCGCAACTAATGCTGCTACTGCTTCGGCCGCGGCAAATATGGCCTTACCTTCTAATATGTTGACCAGTGATGCTGCTATGAAAAAAATTCTAGCTCCCCAGAAAACCACCGATACTACGACTAGGGCTGGGGCGCCTGCGGTTGCCCCGGTAAGTGGTTTGGCTACGGCGGTTAGTGGTATTGCTAAGGTAGCAGGGCCTTTACTTGGTATTTATTCCGCCGCTATGATAGCAAAAAAAGGCGTTGCCTTTCTAAAAGATTCCTTAGATACTTTTGCCGAAGTTTCAGATAAATTAGAAATTACGGGCAATGTATTAAAAGATATGGGGGCTTCCGATACTCAAATAAAGAAAAATGAAGAGTTTATGAAAAGTCTTGCTCTAAGTACAGGTTTTTCCGTAGGCGATATTTCTACGGGGATGGCAGGGCTAACTATTAAAACTGGCGATGCTTCCGAAGCCGTTAGTGCGCTACAAGCTTCCATGAATGTAGCAAGGTTAAGAGGTATGAGTTTAGCCCAGTCTTCCAATATGGTTTATCAAGCCATGATGGGGCAAAAGCGTTCTATGAACCAGTTAGGCGTTGGCTATATGCAAGGCAAGTCACAGGTAGAGATCTTAAATGCTATTTTAGGTAAAGTTGGTGGGACTTTAGATGCGGTTGCTGATGATTTCGAAACTTCAAAAATGCGCGTGGCTAGTTCTATGGAACTTATGAAAGCTTCCGTAGGACAATCCCTTTCAGGTATTATGACGAATGCCAACGAAGCAGGTTCAGGCTTTGCCGCTTCTATGATAGTTATTTTCGACCAAATCTCAAAAAATTTAGGGGCTAATACTACCGATTGGAGAACTTGGGGCGCAGAAGTTGGAATAGTTTTAGGCGGTATAGTACAAGTTATAACCGGCGTTGTAAAAGCCGCCATAGCCCAATTAACTTGGTTAATGAATTCGGCTATGAATATTATTAAATGGATAGCTACCGAAAATAGTGTTTCAAAAACCGATGGGCTTATGGCAGGTATTCACGCAGCAAATTCCGAATATGGTATCAATCAAACCCAAACTAACAAAGATCTTTTAGATGCTAGCGTAAAAGATGCAGCTTTAATAATTACCGGGGAAAACAATATCGGGCATGCTTCTACCATTGCGGCCACGGCTATTAAAAATCAAGCAGATCTCTTTGCTAAAGCAAAAACAGATAATAAAGGTATTTATGATGCCGCTCAAAAAACCGCCGAAGCCAATGCTGCGGCAGCCAAAGCTTTGAAGGATCAAACTAAGAGTTTGAAAACTAATTTAGATATTATGAAAGCAATAAATATTCAAGGCGTAGATGCGGGGCCTTTTAGTCAATTCCTAGGCGGTATTAGTAAAGCAAATCTAACGCCACAGGTAGCGCTTGCTAAAGCAGCGGTAGCAGCAGTTCCAAAACCGGCCGCCTTAACAGTTCCTAAACCTGCTGCAAAAGTGGTTGCACCAAAAGATAGTAAAATAAAAGTAGAAATTTATTCTACCTATAATAAGAACCAAGATGATTATAGTAATACTGGGGGAAAGGCACCGTTAGTTTTACCGCCAGACTTTGCCGATAGAGTGGCTAAAAGTCTTGCTTCAAGAATTGCTGGGGGCGCTTATGCTCAACCCTTTACTTATAGTGTAGGAGGGGATTAACATGGCAAGATTAACTTTACCTATAAATGACGCAGTTTCTTGGGGTATAAACGGCAAGCAAATTGCAGGCGTAAGTATTACCAGTGATTCTGGCGATATGATTCGCCAAAATATGGCCAAAGAAGACGGCATAAACGGCCCTATCATTTTTCAAGGCGCCCCGGAAATTTTTAGAAGTATAACGATAAGATGTTTAGGCGACTTTGGACTTAATAATTTTAGAAACGCGCTTAAGTCTGAACTAAATTATGCTTATTCCCAAGTAACTATTAATTTACAGGAGATTTCAACAACTTATTACTATTGGGAACTTCAAGAAAGTAATAACGAAAACGCCTTAGATACTAGAAATACTCATATTTATTTTTTCACTATGAATTTACTAGGCCCAGCCCCGCTTGGCACTATGTATGTTATTCCCGCTTCTTAAGAGGTTAGATGGCACTTAGAGGTATAGGGCTTTATGCAATGCCCAAAGTTTTAATCTATCCTACCCAGTTAGGGCGAGAACATCCTGAACAAAAAGAACGGTTTGTTCCCCTTTCAATAAACCTAAGTGGTTCCGTTTTTGGGAATGGAAGTGCTAGTGCTACGGTTATTGATATGGGTGAGGACTTTGTAAAAACGGGGCAAATAATTACCCCCGGCAGTTCCAGAAGTCCTTTACAAAATTATTATGGCGGCCGTTGGAATATTGATATTGGCGATACTTATAAATACCAATTTCTTTTAACTAGCGCGGATAGCACTCGACTTCTTGGCGGCAGACGCGTAGATTTAAGTTTTGATGACTTAAAAAATAGTTGGGCGCTCTTAAAAACTAATGAAATTTATTCTCAATATACCACTTATGAAGCCTTAGTAAATGCTTTAATAACGGAAGTTACTCATATTTCTGGGAATGATCCTGCCCAATGTCCTGATACAATAAGTATTGCTACTCATCCGGCTTTAAGTCTTTTTTGTACCGACGGGATTTATAAAATAGATAATTCTACCTTTCTTAATGAAATTATGAAACTTTTACAAATGGCAGGCTTTTGTTTATTTGCAGAGCCAAATTCAGGAGATTTAAGAATTGTTTCTATAACGCCGCTCACAACAGTTTTTGCTACCCATACCATAAATGCTAATACAGCCCCTTTGGGGTTAATGATAAAAGACGCAAAATTTAGTCTTAATTATATGGGTATTCCAACCGCGGTAATTGTTACCGATGGTAATAGTCCAAGAACTTTTACCTACGGAAGATATGTAGGAACTGGTGGGGTTGCTGGGGTTGGGGGTAGTTTAATTGATAATCGAAATTATGATATTTCTAACAGAAATCAACCTTCTTATGCCGTAGTTTATGGGCTTAGCAACGCTCAAATGCAAGCAACGGCAGAAAGTATTTATACTTTTGGGGCTGCGGGGGCAAGAGTACTACAAGTAACTATGGCAGGGATTCCTTTCTCGCCGATCCTTTGGACTAATTTAGTTTGGACCGACGATCAAGAAAACACTGGGACTTGGTTAGTAACAGATTTTTCTATTGATATTCAACCCAATGCTTTACATACTACAATAACGGCTTTTAAGGTAGGTTAGAGGTTTAATGAACTTAAATAATTTAATAAATATTAAAATAGGGGAAGCCAACAACGCAAAAAAAACTATTACTATTGCCGGGGCAGATACGCCTACGGTAGCAAGTATTTTGTTTTATGATCCCACCAATGGGCGCTATGTTAAATTTCTAAAGATGTCAATTAGTAATCCAATTATTGTGGTAAGCCTTTTTGGGGCAGTTACCGGGCAATATGTAGAAGTAGGCGCTTATACCTATTCTACCGATAATAAGTATGTTATAGGTTTTACTTGCGTCTTTACCGGGGCTTGTCAAAATGTTATGTGGCAAGCTACGGGCATTGGTAATGGTAGTATAATATGACCTTAGAACAAGCAGCTAGAGCTTTTGCAACCGCAAATCCAACCGATAACGGGGCAGATTGGGCAGGGCTATGTGGCGTTCTTGCTTACCGAATGTGTTTAGAATATGGCACGCCCCCAAGTTCCGTTCCTGCTACGGCAAAAGCAGCGGGAGATGCCGCTGGCACTCTAAATACTAATCCTGCTTTAGCCCCGATAGGCGCCTTTCATTATTGGGACTATGGCACCGACGGGCATGTAGGTTTAGAGGTAGGCGGCGGTGGCAGCAAAGTCTTTATGGCGAGTACTTATATTAGTGAAGTCCTTGCCCCCGACCTTGGCTTTCAAACGGTTAGTATTTATACAAGACCGCCAACTTTTACTTATAGAGGTTGGAGCCTAAATTACGGCGTTAATGGTAGAATAACTAATTCAGAAAATCTTACTTCTCCTTCAGCAGCTCTGATTTGGGGAGAATTACGCCCAGCGGGCAATGTAGATAAAATTTGGAGTTTTAGTGCTGCGAATTTAGAAGGCAGTAGAATTTTTGCCGTTAGTGCTAATATTTTTTATTACAGTTTAGATAGAGGCATAACTTGGGCGACAGTTACTTTGCCAGTAGTCGTTGCTTCAATGGCTTGGGCTGAAACTTTACAAAATTTAGTTATTGCAGCAACTTCAAATGCCGGCGTTATTTATTATAGCCACGATTATGGAATAACTTGGACGGCAACTTCAACCGGCGTTGCAACTGATGGAAAACTATATCAAGCAAGTAGAAACGGAAATATTTTTATTTATTCCGATAGTTATATTGGCGGGGGCAACGAAAGAAAAAGTTTAGACGGCGGCATAACTTGGCCAGCAATGGGCAACCATGTAAGTTACCCTCGGACTTTTGCTTTGGACCCTTCTGGAAATTTTCTCTATATAAGCGGAGAAAACTACGGGGGCGATAACGCAAGAAAAAGCATAAACCAAGGTAGCACTTGGACCGTAGCCCCGGTTTTAAGAAATAGAGTTTCTATTAGTAATGCTGGTGCTTTTATTTTAGGCGCAACAATTTCCTTAAAGTATAGTTTAGACTATGGCGTTACTTTTAATGCTTTTGCTCTACCCGGCTATAATGCTTTTATTACTTCCGATGACGCAGCTTTAATGTTAGTAGCCAATGGGCCTTTATTATATTCAAGTTTAGATAAAGGCATAACCAGAACTTTAGAAACTCCCTTAGTTGGGAATACTTCACCTTGGGAAAATTTGAGTATAACTTCTGATGGAAATATTATCACTGCTGCCACCGCCCAACGGTTATTTATTAGTTTTGCCGTGCCAATTAGTATTCCTTTAGTTCCTTCCTTATTTATTTATGATAAAATTGGTTTAATTTAAGAGGTGCAAAATGAATATTAATAATGAACAAGCAACCTGCAATCTACAAATTATAAAAGGCGATACTTTTCGCTATTCGTGGAAATTTCTTGCTACTTCGCTTGAGGGTTATAGAGTTGTAAGTCAATGGCGAGACCTTTTAGGGGATGTTGCGATAACTTGCGATTCCACTGCTAACCCTAAAACTATGCTTATAACCTCTGGAACAAATTCTACTATTACCCCTGTTATAACCGCAGAACAAACAGCTTCCCTTGATGGCACCTATTATTATGATATTCAAATAATGGCACCAGATGGTACCGTAATGACACCAATTAAAGGCACAATAGGAATAGCTCCTGATGTAACGAGGTTATCGTGATAATCCAACTATTACAAACAAAGCAAGATTTAATAGTAGAAGTAGTTAAAACCCTTGTAATAGAAGTTTGTAAGCAGGGTTTAACGGGAATACAAGGAGTTACTGGAGAAAAAGGCGACACAGGTATTCAAGGATCGACGGGCGCCCAAGGTATTCGTGGCGTTGATGGAATTATAGGAAAAGACGGGGTTTCAGATATTCCCGGACCAAAAGGTGAAACGGGAGATCAAGGACTTCAAGGAGAAAGAGGGCTCCAAGGTATTCAAGGTACTACTGGTTTAACCGGTACCCAAGGGATTGACGGTATTGTAGGGCCAAAAGGAACTACTGGCATTACCGGGGAAAGAGGGGAAACAGGTATTCAAGGGGAAACAGGTTTAACGGGGGAACAAGGTATTCAGGGCGTCCTTGGTATTCGGGGAGAAATTGGTTTAACTGGCGCAAAAGGAGATACAGGTATTCAGGGTAGCCCCGGCACTGACGGCGTTGACGGCGCGCAAGGGCTTCAAGGAGAGACAGGAATAGCAGGTTCAACGGGCGAAAAAGGCGCTACGGGAGAAACTGGTATTCAAGGTATAAAAGGGGACACGGGGATTACTGGTTCGCAAGGTATTCAAGGACTACAAGGGGAAATTGGAATAACGGGCGAAACCGGCATCCAAGGCATCCAAGGTGAGATTGGAGTAATAGGAGAAACCGGCGTTCAGGGAATCCAAGGCATTCAAGGTATCCCCGGAACTGATGGGGCTGACGGAATAACCCCAATTAAGGGCGTTGATTATGTTGACGGAATAGATGGCACACCGGGCGCAAAGGGAGACAATGGTAGTCAAGGTATTCAGGGCATACAAGGCGAGACTGGGGCAGCGGGAACAACCACATGGGCTGGCATTACTGACAAACCCTCTGCAACCGTGGACGAACTAAATTACTCTTCGGGTTTGACGGCGAATATTCAGACGCAGTTAGGCGATGTCGCAGCGGCGCTGGCTGCGATTGTGGGCTGACATGAGTATTGCAACTAACCTTCTTTCAATAGCCGCAAGCAAAACAGACTTAGCAGAAAACCTCACAACGAAGGGCGTAACGTCCGCCGATACTGAAGCACTGGCGGCGTTGGTTGGAAAGGTACTTGATGTTCCAACGGGTTATACGGGGTACGCCCCGCCTTCTGACTGGATAAACATTGACACCATAACAAACGGCAATATCAACCTGTTGGTTTCCGACGGTTCTCTTGCAACGTATGCCTTCATCTGTTCCACTTCAACCGGAACGTATCACGTTGACTGGGGTGATGGAACAAATGCGGATTTCGCATCTGCTACGAAAGCAGAACATACTTATGCCGTTGGCGCGGGTCAAGCGTGTAGCCGTGGATATACGACCTTCAAGATAGTGATAAGCCCCAATACGGGCAACTTGACGGCGTTTGCAGTTACCTCTCATTCTCTGGCGACACAAACCCAATACCACGACGTTTTATCTTGCGTGATTGCCGCAACCTATCTGACGACGCTGGCAAATGCGTTTTCCCTATTAACGGGGATTTTAGTTTATTGTTATGTATTGGAAAGAGTTAAATTAGTTGGCACATTTACGGTTCTGCTAAATGCTTCATGCATGTTCAGTAGTTGTTATTCCCTTCAAACCGCTGATGTTAGTGGCATGGTAGCAGTAACAAATGCCAGTAGCATGTTCAATAGTTGTTATTCCCTTCAAACCGCTGATGTTAGTGGCATGGTAGCAGTAACAAATGCTTCATACATGTTCAGTAGTTGTTCTTCCCTTCAAACCGCTGATGTTAGTGGCATGGTAGCAGTAACAAATGCCAATAGCATGTTCAGTAGTTGTTCTTCCCTTCAAACCACTGATGTTAGTGGCATGGTAGCAGTAACAAATGCCAATAACATGTTCAGTAGTTGTCTTTCCCTTCAAACCGCTGATGTTAGTGGCATGGTAGCAGTAACAGATGCCAGTAGCATGTTCAATACTTGTCTTTCCCTTCAAACCGCTGATGTTAGTGGCATGGTAGCAGTAACAAATGCCAATAGCATGTTCAGTAGTTGTCGTTCCCTTCAAACAATAACGGCAACAACCTTTTCCAGAGATGCAGCATCCGTCACATTTCTGATGGCGTTCTCTATCTGTGAGCAGTTGACTGCGATTAACTTTCCTGCTGCCAAGATGACAGTATTGACGGCGAAAGGTGTACCTGGAAAGTTGAACAAACTTGCAACGATCACCATGCACGCAAGTAGTACGTTGAACGGTACAAACCCGACAATGGACTTGCAGTACAACACCCTGTCTGCGGCACAGTTGAACGCCATCTTTACGGCGCTTCCAACGATAGCCAAAACAATCAATATCACGGGCTGTACGGGAGCGGCAACGTGCACAAGAACCATTGCTACTACAAAGGGTTGGACGGTAGTGGGGTGATAAAATGACAAAAACTGTTTATCCAGAAATGCTTGATTTGTTTGCCGAAGAAGGTATGGACTTATTGGGGCCCGAAGGGATTAGAGGAAAACGTGTTAGTATTCCTATTGATGGAGACCTAACTTTATGGCAAGAAGTAGCTGAACTGCCCCCTATAATACTTGAAACTTGGGAATTACCTTTACCACCTGAAACTAACTAAAAAATTCTAAACCGGGGGATAAAAAAATGGACGAAAAAAAGATTGAAGAAACCTTTAATCAAGTAACAGCACGCTTGGAAGAAGTAGCAAAAACGCAAGAGGTTGCTAACCGAAGTAATGAACGGTTAGGCTGGGTTATGAACGACCCCAATGTAGGAATAATAGTCCAATTAAAAACCCTTGCAGAAACCGTAGGAAAAATTCAAGTAACGATTATAGGGCAACAGGATGAAATAAATTTGTTCAAACAATGGATAAAAGACCAAGAAAAACGCCATATAGAAGAGGAAATTGCTAAGAAGGAAGCTTTAATAGTAGTAGCCCTTAAGGTAGAAAAAGATGAAAAAGCCAAAAATGAAGCCTTAATTGTAGTCGCCCTTGCCGCAGAAAAAGCCAGTGATAAGGCGGACAAGAAACGAGAGCCCTTAGTAAATAATCTTTGGAGTTTAGCAAGAGAAATTATTTATGGTTGTTTAATTGGTGGCATTGCTTGGTTAATCGCAGTGAATAGACTATTGCAGAAATAACACGAGTTAGGTTACACGGTTTGTGTAGGAGATGAAAAAATGACCTTAGAAGCACAAACAAGACAATTTGCGAAAGCAAACCCAAAACATAACGGGGCAACTTGGCATTTATGGTGTTTAGCTTTAATCCAGCGGTTTCTTTATGCTTTTGGAATTCCACCCTCTACGCTTTATTCTAATGCTTTGGCAGCCGCCACGGCAGCGCAACCGCTCAATAAGGATTATACAAAAGCGCCAATCGGTGCCTTTCACTACTGGATCTATAAAAATGACGGGCATGTTGGGCTTGAGGTCAGAGGCGGCGGAAAATTGATTTTTATGGCAAGCGCTAACTTAACGGAAAGTTTAGGCGACGCTATTGGTTTCACCACGATGGACAATTATAAGAAAGGAGGCCTCCCCTATATGGGTTGGGCCATGACTTGTGGAAAAGATGGAAAAATAAAGACAGAGGTTGTAAAACCCCCGGAGGTAACTATGCCAGCATTAACCCCTTACGAAATTGAAACGCAACAAGCCATAATCAGAATGGCAAAAGCAAAAATTATTTCTGACGCCTTAGCAGATTTGACGAGAAAAGATCTTTGCGTGATACTCTGCCGCTTCGCAGATGCGCTTTCAAAAAATATAAAAATATAGGAGATGCTTTATGGATTGGACAACGATTATTGTAACGGTTATAACGACGCTAATTGGCCCCGTAATGTTGGTATTGGCGCCTATGATAGTAACAAAATTTTTTGAGATGCATTCCGCCCAACTAGCAGTAGTTAAGCAGACGAAGGAAGCGCACAAGGAATTGGCGGCTGCCATAATTCTTGAGGTCGAAAAGGTTTATGGAAATTTAATGAGTTCCGAGAAACTGCAAATTGCAGTAGCAAAACTAGGGGCAATCCTTGGGGATGAAAATACAGAAGCCTTAAAAACTTTGTTAGAATCTACCTTAGTTATCCTTCAAAAAGAATGGGGCAAGGCTTGGGATAATATTCCAGATCCTTCTACCCTTCCAACCCTTCCTGAAGTTCCCGACCTTTCCGAAGTACCGGCAACTACCGAAACCCCAATAACTCCTTAAAAAACGTTTTTTTTACTGAGGTGAGAAAGCAGACTCACACGCCTACAATTAAAATCGCAATTTGCCTCGCAAGGGTAGATTCTAAGAAATGGTACGGAACGAGATGATGGTATATGCGCCCATCCAGTAAAAAAATATCGCCCAGACAAATGGCGAAAATTCGACTGGCAAATAAACAGTAAGGCCCGACATAGGTGTAAGTCCTGAACTGGGTCTGGCGATAACTAAAAAGCCCCCTTAATTGAGGGCTTTTTTTTATGGGGTAGGCAAAGAGAGGGCAAGGCATAATTAACCCCCGCCATCGGCACGGAACAGGGCAGATCGAGGCGATTATAAGTCTGCTTTACCTTCGACAAACTTTAATTCTTCATTACTTAACTCAAATTCCGCGTCTTCTGTTGTTTCATCAACCTTATCACAGGCTAGCTTAAAATATTTTTCTGCGGTTATGCCTTCTTGAAAAGCCTTTTCATCTAAAAAGTCAATTAACCTTGACAAAGCTGATAAACCAAAAGGAGAAGGAGTTTTGCCATAAAGTTCAATATTCTCTAATAGATTTTTCTTTAAGTCATTGACAAAGGTGCATTCAACGGTACCTTCCGTGGAACAATCCCCCGTTTCGAACTTTTCTTGTATTGTTGGTAAATTGTTTTCCATTATTACCTCCTAAAACCCAAGCCCAGTATCTTCAGTTATACCAGTATTCTTAAATTCTCTTTCTGCTGTAACCCCGGCTATAAAGGCTACATCGCAAAGTTTTCCAATAAAAAGATATAATTCACTTTTTAAGTTATCTATTATTTCCGCTTCTTTAGTTCCTTTAATGTTATAAGTTTGATTGGTAATTTTTTCAAACTTTTCCTTTATTGTTGGTAAGTTGTTTTCCATTTTTATCTCCTTATTTATACGGGTAGGACACTTCGCCCTCTCCCCCGTTTTTTATATCTGTTGCTACTTCGTCTAAATAATGCTCAATATTCTCATAAAACTCTTTATTTACTTTAACCGTTTTAATTGCGGTTAATTCTAGTTCCTCATACTTATATCCAAGTTTTGCTTTCACAAAGTTTGTGAAACCCACAGGATCTCTATGGGCTGAAAGATTACCGCCAATATGACAATAATAACAAAGCGTTAAAGCGTTTCTCATATACCACCGAGTTGCATTTATTGACCGAGTAAAGATATGGGCGCATTGCGCAGAAGGTAAAGCTTTCCCGCACTTCTGACAAACCCCCTTATCCCTTTGACGAATAAGCAAACTGAACTTCTTGTCTAAACGATCTCTTAAAATAGTTTTTTCAGACTTCTTTATTTTCATCTAACAACCTGCTGGCAAATCGCTGTCCCATTCCTCGGTTAGCACAGCGCCTTCTTTTACTACTTCCCCCTGATGTAAAATAGCTTCTGGAATAACTAGCACCACCAACTTTTGATTTTCGCAATCATAACTTACACATTTTTGATAAGCTTCCAAATCAACAGCCCCTACTTCAAAGCCTACCTTATAATTGCCTTCTATTTTGTTATGTTTTAGTTGGCCCACTATTTGGGCGCTTCTAAACACCGGGAAGCCTGATTTTTTTAAGATCTCTACCATTTTTTCTAATTCTGTCATTTTACATCTCCAATTTTTACTAAAAGCCTAAATGTTTAAGTCTTTCAGTTATTTCTTGAGTGAAACTGTCAAATAAATCGTTTCCTTCCGTTAAGTGCAAGGCCTTATAATAATATTTAGCGGCCAATACTCTATCGTTTAATTTCTCATAGCAGATTCCTGTCCATTTCATTACCAACAGATTGCCCGTTTCCTGTTCTAAGGCTCGCTGTAATAAGAATAAAGCCGTACTTGGATGCCCCCGGTAGATTTCCATTATGGCGGTGTCCATATCGCCCTCATAGGTTATTTCAGGATGCTCTTGTATATATTTAATTGCTGCGCTTTGTTCTACCATTATACCAACCTGTGAGCGTTTTCTTCTCGTAGTACTTCCCTGCCGATTTCTCGGGCAAGGTCTTCGAAACGTTCTGGCATTTTGTAAAGCGCAGAGATTTCAAAGCGGCCTTCCAAATAATGGGCCAGCTCATGCGCAATTTCTTCCAAACGATTTGGTGCTACTATGGTGCAATCCCCTTTGTCCGTTGGGATTAAAAGCGCCCTTAAACCGCCTCGGATAAGGATTTTTGGTGTCATGGTGATTAAAGGATCGTAAGTTCTTATTAAAACTATATTCTCATCTATTCCCGTCTCTTCCTCTTCTTCTGGGGGTGAAGGTTTAGGTACTATAATATCTACCACTATATCTGCCCCGCCATTTTTTAATACGGGGGCTTCTTCCACTTCCATTTCATCAGCTTTAATATAACCTATTTTTTCCATCAGTACCTCCTAACCCGCAGCTACCGCTAAATCTGTTTTCTCGTCCCATTCGCCCCAGAATTCCCAAGGGTATTTTTCGAATTCTTTTCTTTTAATCATAGTTGCCTACTATTATATTAATATTTACTCCATTTGTTCCCACTATATCTTCCATTTCAATTAAACAATTAGAGAATATAAAAGTGCTTTTTGAAATATCTCTTTCTAAACTTCTAAATATAACTTCTCGCTTGACTTTTTTTGCCACCTTTATTCCTTCCTGCATCCCTTTTGAGATGCCTTTGTCGATATATACAATAGTGGCGCTGGCGTGTTCGGCGATAGTTAGCCCTGCCACTATTCCTTTTGCTCTTTCTTCCGGGAGCTCGTCGTTTAAGATGCCTTTCTGGGTATAGAGCAGATGGGAAGCGAAGGGGACTTCTCCTCTGGTTAAACTGTCGGTCATGCACTTGCGGGCGTATTCGAGATTTTCCTCAACATTTCCTGCGTAAGGACTTTCAATAACTACGAAATCTTTCATTTTGTTGCCTCCTCTTTAATCGTCGTCGGCGTAAGTTCTGCCTTGCACACCGGCTAAACCTTCCAGATAAGCTTTTTCTAACTTCCATTCAATAAGGCGTTTGGCATCGTGGTGACATAGTTTTCTTTCTTTTGGCTTTTCTTTCTGCCACTCTTCATTCCATTTTAGCAAGCGCTTCCAAAACATCTTTTCCACAGCTTCAATCTCTTTATAGTAGGACATCTCTTCTTGGAGTTTTTCCTGCTCGTCCTTTCGAACAATTGTTTCGAGTTTATTTAATAAGGTGGATCTTAGTGGCATATAAGAATTTGCTATTGCTGCTTTTGCTTGTTCTATTTGTTTTGTTAGAATTTTTCCCATTTTTTCACCTCACCATTGGAATTTGAATTCGTTCTCTACATGCTTTGGAGTTAAAGGCATTTGGTAGAACTTTTTTCCATAGAACGGAATCCATTCGACTTGCACTCGGTCAATTATACCATCGCAATTTTGATGCACCGTTACTATAGTTCCGCCGACCATTGCTTGTAGGCGACGCTTTCGCATGAAGGGTGTCTGGTCCTCGAAGCAACCCCCTTGGATCATATGGATTTCTCTTGGATAACAATATTCAAATTTATGGAAGTGGCCTATTAAAACTATTCTCGGTTTTTCCCCTGCGCCTAAACTTTCTGCATATTTTTGAGAAGTATAGCTGGTAGCATACGCACTGCCCCCGCCCCCGTGAATTATTCGGATAACCTGTTCTGTCTTTGCGCCTTTAAGGACTATATCTCTTTCCATATGCCCTATGTATTTGATGTCAAAGCGCCCTTGGGCTTCTGCTTTTAGTTGCATTAGTTGGCCCACATTTATAAATTCCCGCTGAGTATACCAAGCTTCGTGGTCGTCCCCGGTTTCGATATCTATTTCCAGATTTTTCTTTTGAGGTACTACATCGATGAAACGCTGGATTTGGTTTTCTACCCCAGAACATTGAATATCATATTTGTTAAACCTTGCTTCGCCATCAATAGGATTTCCTGCTACAAAGAGTTTTGTTATGCCCTCGTTGACGAGGATGTTCATATAAGCGTCCAGCGCATCCAGCCGTTCATACTTCGAGTTAATATGCCAGTCCGGCGCATGCCCGAATTTGAAAGTGCGCCCACTGGAATTAAAGAAGCTTTTTGCGTCGATTTTTAAGCTTTCCTCTTTGTTTATGGTGCTGGACAATTCTATTACGCCTTGATTTACTTCGATATTTATGCTTTTTTCTCGCAGTTGCTTTACCGCTTCCAAGATTTTTGCTGGCGCCAAATTCATTAAATCACAGACTTCGATTAAATTGACTTTATTTGTTTTTTTCTCAGAGATATATTTCAGCAGTTTGTCTTCTACCGGCACGTTATTGGCTCTGCTTTGAACATTTGCCCGCACATTTTGAGTGCCAAGCCCTTCCATGGCGTGCTTTCTCACGGCATCAGGGTTGCGATTAAGGGTTGCCCCAAGTTCTGTCCAGATTTTTGCAGTTACTCCTTCCTTGTTGGCGGCATTGATTTTGTTTAAGATTATTAGATCGTCTTCCGGCGTGTATTTCATTTTACCTCCTGCTTTAATGCTTTTTGTTCCAGCTGATAGATTGCCCAAAGTTTTGCTTGCGTGAAGTTACCCCCGTTAAGATGCTCTATTTCGTGTTGCCAGATCAAAGCATTTTCCCCGTCGAGAATAGACATCATGTGTCTGCCGTTTTGGTTTCTATAGCTTACCGTTATTCTTGCGTGGCGAGTTACTTGTCTCTCAATCCCCGGATAGGAAAGGCAACCTTCGAGAGAAGGCACCATATCTTTTGAAGTTTGAATTATCTTAGCGTTTATTATCACCTGCACCATTTCAAGATTAAGCGCCCTTTCTGCTTCCGAAACCTGCCGTTTGAACACAAAAATGTTTTTATTACTACCGATTTGGTTTGCCGCAAGGCCAACAGCATAACTATTTGAAGTCAGTTCCTTGGTTAGGAAATAAATAACCTTTTTTACCTCGATGTCATCCACCTTCTTAACATTAACCGCCTTCCTGTTTAAGCAAGGATTTGGCGCAAGGACTATACGGCTGGTTTCTGTTTTTACCTTTACTACTTCCGGCGTTGTTTCTATTTCTTTTACTTCTGTATCATAACTCATTTATTCCTCCTCACTATCAAAACCAGCCCATTCAGATAAATTATTATCTTCTAATTTATCTAATTTATCTTCACTAATACCTTTTTTTAATTCTAAAAACCATTTTTTATGGCCCAAAATTGCTTGTTTCTTATCGAGATAAGTTTCTACAATATACCAATGATCCCCGTCAATACATATTCCAGTTTCCCATTTTCCAGTATCAACAGCAAAACAAGTATCAATCTCTCCATTTTCTAATTTATCATTTATAGCAGTTTTTCTTGCTTGTTCTACTTTATCGTTGAAATTATTACTTCCAAATTGTGATAAGAAATTATCTAATCCGCTCATTTTTTACCTCCTTATACCTCAAAGCATTGAATTACTTCTTCCTTGTGAATTTCAGTGAAGCGTTCACCTGCCCCTCGAAGGAAGTTTTGGAAGAAATTCCATTTTTCTATTGGAATAATATCTCCTATTTCTATTGTGAAATCGTGTTCTAAACCAATACGACCTCTAATATGCAGAAATATCGTGTTAGGATGAGATACAGTAGCATTATAACTTATTCCCTCTTGAAAATATCTAAGTATTTGAGCATCTGTTAATATTGCGTCGAGATCTCTGTGATTTAAGACATTTGCTATTTGAACTATCTCTACCTCCTTAATACCTTTCTCGTCTCTTATTTCCTTGTAATAAATTTCTGTCTGTTTCATACCAGCGCCTCTATTTTTATCTGTTGAGAGATCCAGTCCCAGTCGTAATTGGTTTTTGTAGCTTCGCAAATTAAAAGTGCTAATTCCCGGTTGAACTTTTTAACAAGGGCGTCTTCCTCTGCCATTAGTGCCGCCGAACAAGCTTCTCGCTCCGCTTCGTTCTTGCCAATAATTAAACCATCTCGAATAAGCCCCTGTTTCTTGTTGATCTGCTGATCCTTTGCCACATCAATAGACAAGTTAGCTTGGTAGAGCTTCTCGCACATTTCTTTGCGTTTTTCTGTTATCTTTTTTAACTGTTCGCCTAAGAATAACTTATCCATTTTGTTCCTCCTCTTCCTGAATTTTGTAGATTTTTTCTAACTCTTGTTGAAGTTCGTCACCAATTTCACTAGTTGCATATTGTTCTAAAGCTGCTTCCAAACCTTCAACTATAACCTTCAAATCTAAATTGTCTCTCTTCATTTTAAGCCTCCTGTTGCTTAGTTTGTAGGACTTTTTGCCCTACTAATTATATTATATACCAAATCCCAAAAATAGCAAATTATATTTTAATTCTTGTTTTTTCTGTAAGAACTATACCAACCAATAATAATTATTAAACTTATTTGAAGTATTAAAATAAAACCTAAGATCTGCCAGTATTGCCCTGTTTGCTTGCCGCCTACGAGGATTAGTGGTGCCACTACTACTTTTACCCATCCCAGCTCAAAAGCCGCTAACAAAGCCCCGTAAAGAGCTAAAAGAAGCAGCCAGAAAAGAATCATTCCTCTGCCTCCTCTTTTTCTTTATCCTTAACAGAAGCAGTTTGTTTTGCCATAAGCTGTCTTATTTTTTCAAAAATAATTTCTTTTTTACTCATATTTCCATGATCCTCGTTTTTCATATCAATAAAACGCTTTTGTTCTTTTTTCTCGTTGTCCTTTATTTGTTTAGCGGCTCTTTCTCTTGCCAGTCGGAGTTGAATAGTTTCTTTCATTTTTCCCCCTGTGCTTGGGTAAGCAGCATTACATCTACAAAGGTTACTATTTCCATCACAATTTCGTTGGCAAGCCCCAGCGCTATTAACTTTTGAAATAATTTTATTTTTTGATCCATTACTTTGTTATTCATTATTGCACGCCAGTGAGAAGTAATACCAGATATACTTTAATAGCCCAACAAAGCCTGAACCGTGACAGTAAGGACACCAACCAGTAGGAGTATCTTCTTCTGGGTCAAAGCAACTTCCTTCACAATAAGGACATTCGTGAGAAAGGTACCATTTAGCAAGAAACTCCGTTCTAAAATAAAACCAGTATTTCCAATCTATCTGACGGAAGATATTTACCGAACCAGTCCCTTTGCAAAAATCGCAAGGTATATCTTTATCTTCCTTGTGCCATTTATCTTTGAAGCCATAACCGAGACATCTTGGACAAGTAAAACTCAAAAAATCATTTTTTTTCATTTTATCCTCCTGTCGCTACTACGATCTGTTGCAAATAAAGCATTTCTTTGTTTTATCAATAAATCTTTTGCATCTGCTTTTTCATTCATAGCTTTTAGATATTTTATTACTCTAATAGCGTTTTCAATATAATGAAGTTCTTGCTCAAAGTCCTCTAAAACTAACTTGGTTGTTTTAATTCTACCAATAACATTTTTTTTAAGAGCTTCCCAATAAGGGAAATCATTTCGAATTTTCAAACCTTGCGCTTGGAGTTCTTCAAAAAATTCTGGGTCTGTGAATTCTTTCATTTTTCCTCCTTAAAACTTCTCGTTAAAGATTTTTAAGCGTTTGGTTTTGTCATCTATATTGTTTAAGCGTTTGCACTCTTTAGCAATATTTTCTAAGGGTTTGAAACCGCCCCAAGTAAAGATAACCTTGGCTTCGTTATCGTAGATAGAATAACCTTCGGTGCCCTCTTGGTAAGGAATATAGCGTTTAGTCGTTTTCATCTCGCCCTCCAGATAGGTCTTTCAAGATCAATGGTTGTGCCATTAATAGCTAAGTGAAGTTTTTCCACGATAGCTTTTTCTTTTTCGTGATATAGCCTTTCTAATTCTCTATATTCTATATCTAAATCTGAATTAACCCACACCCCGTCGAGAACTGTACCATCGCACTCAATATTATCATATTCGAAACGCCCATTTTTTATGTTCTTAAAGTGAAGGTGCCACGGCGTTCCGTCTGTTTGAAAGATCTTTGCTTCAATTCTTGCGCTCTTGTAGTCAAGGAAAATTGTTTTTTGTTCTATTCTATTCATATTAGTACCTCCTGAGTACTTATTGCAGTAGTTTTCGCTGCTATTAGTATTATATACCAAAGTTTGTTTTTGGCAAGTTATTTTTGCTTGGTCTATTAAATTACCAAGCAAACCTGCAAAAATTAAACAGATAAAAACAGCTAAGAAAATATCACCTACGGATATTACCAACTGGAAAGCCCTTAAATAAAAGATATCGCTTAAAGCAAATCTTAACGAATTTACTTTTCCCCAAGGATTGATTTCTACTGCCATTGGTGCCGTCCAGCCTTTGGTGCCAATAAAATTGCAGCTAAAGCCTAAGATATAAGCGAGAATTCCCGCCTTAATTAAAAAAACGTTTTTTCTGTTCATTTTTTCACCTCTGGAAATAAGGATTCTTGTATTATTGCTATTGCTTTTTTATAACTAAGCCGTTTTTTCTTTTCAGGTTTTGCCGGCGCAGCTATTCTTGCTTCTGCCATTTTTATATATTCAGGATTTAATTCTATTCCTACATAATTTCGATTAAGGCTTTTAGCCACCAGCCCGGTGGTTCCTGCGCCCATAAAAGGATCAAGGACTATTCCACCAGAAAAGCCTGCCTCACAATCGCAGTCGGTATAACCAATAGTTTTAGAACTTGCTGGACTAATTTGTTTTCCCCCAGTTTGAGTTGCTAAACCTTGTTCCCTTTTTAATTTGGCAGTAGTAGATAATTCCAAAACAGCATTTTTATGTTCTATTATTCTTATTTTTGGTTTTCCACATTTATTACAAACAAATTCGGGACATCCTGCCAATAGCATCGGGGTTATAAGTTTTGGTGGGAAGGTAGCAAAGTGAGCCTCGGTACAGGGCTGAGTAGCAACCGTCCAGACATCGCGCTTGTTGCGGCCCGACTTTTCAACATCTTCATGGCTGAAACCGCCAGACTGGGGATTGTCCCGCCGCTCATAAGCCGCTTCCTTGAAACCTTCGCTACTATTCCACGGGGCAGTCGGTTCCTTTATCGCTTCTGCATCGTAGTAGTACCTCTCGCTTTTGGTCAGCATGAAAATGTACTCATGGGATTTAGTACACCTATCGGTTACAGATTCCGGCATAGGATTTGGTTTATTCCAGATTATATCACTGCGAAGGATCCAGCCGTCAGCTTGGAGAGCAAAGGCAAGTCGCCACGGCATACCAAGTAATTGTTTATGCATTGAAACACTTTTGTTTACCGTAGCTGGACGCATTTCCATTGGTCTGGTATCTATTGCCTTTGGGCCTTTTGAAAAACCTTTGGAGGAAAGCCCCATACCACTGCCACCATAACTATCGCCCATATTAAGCCAAAAAGTCCCGTCCTTTTTTAATACTCTTTTTGCTTCGTGAAAAACTTTAACTAAATTCTCTACATATTTTTCTGGGGTTTTTTCTAAACCTAACTGCCCGGCTACCCCGTAATCCCGTAAGCCAAAATAGGGCGGACTGGTAATTATACAATGCACGCTTTCACTTTCGAAAGTTTTTAAGACTTCTAAAGCGTCGCCTTGAAAAATTTTGTTAAGCTCCATTTATGCCTCCTTTAATTTCTTTTTAATATTTATAAAATAATTATGATATTGGTCTTCTTTAATCTGCATAACTTCCATTATTCTTTTTTTAGTAGCGCTTTTAGTTTCATTATTTGCCAATCCTTCTCGGAAGGCTTCAAAAAAAACTTTTTCTCGATTAGTTAAACTGGTAAGGTCAAAAACAAAACCGTCAGTTTTTTCCACAAAAAGGTTAGCCGGTAATTCCAAAGGCGTTAGCTTAGTTTTCTCATAATAATCTTTAATACTGTTATTAAGCAACCCTAAGAGATAATTCTTGGCAAGTTTTTCGGGAGTTGTTTCAAATTTAGCAACTACTTGCCAGAATTCTTGCTCTAACTCTTCCCGATCCTCTCGGTTAGTAACTTTCTTGACAAGGAAGCGAGAAAAATAGTTTTTATTTGCCTTATAATATTCGTTAAATTCCTGCTCGTTCATCTTTTGCCTCCGGCGTTAAAGTTTCAAAATATTGTTTTACCAAATTTTCTGCTATAATCGTAGGCGCAAGTTCAGGATCATAAAGTTCTTTTATATTCTTAACAAAGTTATTAGCAAAGGCAAAAAAGACTTTATCAAAGGCAGCTACCATTAAACCCCGCTTATTGTATTCAATATAAAAATAAAGGAGGGTATAAAGCGAAGTAAAGTCCGCTTGGGTAGCCCGACTAACTAAAAATAATTGGTCGTTGAAACTTCTTAAAGCCTTGTTTAAGGTTAATAAGATATCGGTATGCTTAGCTAAGTCCCTTCTTTGCTGTTCCAACTGATGATTTAAGAGAAAGGTATAGCCAACTAGTAAAAGGACTACCACCGCAAAAATAATATTAAAGTTCATTTTTTACCCCCATTTTTCTTCTCATAATCTTCTAAAGAATTAAACCCTTCGTCGTGGGCGTCGCAATAAAAACTTTCTAAAAATTTATCAATAAAAACATTTTTTTCTTCTTCGGTTACTTTCTTGGCTAAAATCGCTTTTAATTTTTCCCTAGCTTTTATTTTATTCATAGTTCACCTCCATGGTTAATAATATTATACTCTAAAAATCGTTTTTTGCAAGTTATTTTGGAAAGAGTTCTTCCTCTACTTCTTTTGGCTTTTTAATTGCTTTTGTTTTAATAGGCTTATATTCTCGCCAAGCCTTATCGTGCTGCCAATTTATACCAGAAGCTTCGGCATTTTTAATCCGTGCCGGCGTCCAATATTCCTCTTCCTTATCAGGAACAACGGGAGACTGATTATCTATAACCTTTTGCTTAGCAGGAACAGGCTTTTTAACAGGCTTAGTTTTAATAATAAGTTTAGGCGCATTAGCAATTCGTTTTTCTGCAATCTCGCAATATTCTTTAGAGATTTCTATTCCTATAAATTCCCTGCCTTCCAAGACACAAGCAATGCCGGTGCTGCCACTACCCATAAAAGGATCCAAAACTACGCCCCCAGTAGGGGTTTTAGTTAATTTACAAAGGTAGCGCATTAAAGAAACAGGTTTTATTGTCGGATGCGTGTTAGTACTTAATCCAATTCCTGCTTGGCGTCTTCTTTCGCCAATTCCTCCAGAATTCCATTTATTTGTATCAACTTCTGGCATATCTTCTAGTCCTGCATTCCTTTCATATTTAGAAGCCTTGGCACAATAAAAGAAACGGGAAGCACCGCCTTTATCATTGGCATATTCCGTTATTTTATCAATATTTCCGCCGATATCACATTGAGAATTTCCTTTATTGGCTTTTCTTGCTTCTATACAGTTAGCTATACTATTTTTGGATCTAGCCCCGGTTATAGAAGTGAAAGGGTTTTGTTCATCCAGTAACCGTGCCGCCTCTTCATCAAGCAACAGATTGGCGGGCCAACGACCCCTTACCGTAAGGTCTGTTTCAACGCCACCATGGGCAACGCTTCCACCAACCATTGCATCTTGATAACCGCCCTTATGTGTTTCGCCGCCCTCTGTTCCTATCCTTCCCCCATCAATGTTCAGTCCTGCCACGCCCCACTTCTGCGCGTTCTCAGCATAGGTTCCTTCGAGGGGCTTCATGGCAACGATGATTGGCTCCCATGCTGGTTTTAACGCGGAACCGCTTGATTCAAATTGTTTAACTATATTAGGTTTTATAAATTTTCCGTCATTATCTTGGATTACTTCTAATTCTTGATTATTTAATCTTATTATAAATTTTTTCATGTTAACCCTCCATATCTTTTAAGATTTTTTTTATTTCTTCTATGGTGGTATTTCCTTTTATTCTATTAGCCCTATAAGAAATTATTCTTATATTTTTTTTAATATAACCAAGTTTATTATCAATTCTGTCTATAGAAGGACTATTGTCTGAAAGTTTTCCTATACCTATTATTATTTCTATTCCTAAAATAGGACATAATTTTGGAATTTCGGGA